TCAGCCGTTTTTGGCTGTGTCGGTGTCTAACCTTTCTGCCCGGTTAGACATTTCCCAGCGCGCGAGGACGCCAATTGCGTCGTCTGCCATGCTTCGCTGGTTCGCCGCCTCGGTGTAGCGCGCGACCTCTTCGTCCTTCCGATGGCCCGACACGGCCTTCATTGTCTGGTTGCCCTGGTTGAGCTCGGCCATGCGCCGCATGATTGCCTTGCGCAGTCCGTGCGCCGTGCATTGCGGGAGGCCGGCGGCGTCGCACTTATCGCGGAACCAGTTGCCGAAGCCCGCGCGCGAGAACGGGCGCCCCTGTTCGTTGATAAGGAAGCACAGGTGATTTTTGGCGGCGGGCATTGCGACGATCGCCTCGAGCAGCTGAGGTGCGACGGCGATCCATAGGACCTTCCCTGTCTTTTCCTGCACGACCTTGATGCGGCCGTCCACGATGTGCTGGCGGCCCATGCGAATCGCGTCGCTGCGGCGCTGGCCGGTCCATAGCAGGAGCTCAAGTGCTAGACGGGCATTGGTTCCTAGCTGGTGGCGTGCGCGGTACTGATCAATCTCGTCTTCGGTCCACGTATGATAGCCGGCGGATCGCTGCTCGACCGATAGCTTCACCTGATCCGCCAGCAGAACGGGGTTACTTGGGATCATGCGCAGCTTCACGGCGAAATTGAATAGGCGCACCAGTTCCTTGCGCAGCTTGCCAGCCGCCACGGGCCCGCCGATCGGGCGCAGCCCGCGCGGGGTCTGCACCATCTTGCGCTGCATCTTCGCCGTCACGATCGCATCGATATGCTCGAACCCGACACGCGCGACCGGCAGCTTGCCGTACTCCTCGCCGAACCGGCCGACGATGCTGCGGACCTTGCCCTGGGTTACGGTCGTTGGCCCCAGCCGCGTCGGCGTGGCGAAGTAGCGCGCGACTAGATCCGCGATCGTCCCCGGTGTGGCACGGTCGACCGCGACCGCGACCGTCTCGCTCGCATCCATGAACGCCCGGTATTCGGTCCGGAAATCCTCGGTCCCGACCGCCGCTTTGAAGTAGCCGCCGGCGAAGCCCTTGCGCCGGAACCGCAGACGCTCCTTGCCGTGCCGATCCTTGAAGCTGCTAACGTACTCGGGGAGGAACCGGCGACGTTTCATATCGGGGTCGCCTCTCCACGATCGTTGATAATCCTGCTCGGCTGACCGCCCATCGTCTCCGAGACTGGCAAGCCGCGATATAATTTTATCGTTTTCGACGTCAGCTGGACTTTGCCCACCTGATCGAACAGCGCATTGAAGTCGTGCGTGGTCAGGTAAATGCGAACGGCGTTGCCATCCTCAAGTCGTAATGCTTCGACTGCTAAATCTAAGCGGTCGGTCATTCGGTCAGACTTTGCCAATGACGATATCCCAAGGGTTCGGATCGGCGGGAGGAGCGACCGATTCGCTGAGGATGACGATCTTTCCGTTAGGATCAATCTCAATGCGACCGACCATCATCCCGGCCTTCGTTGCGCCGCGCACCGCGCGGGTCACGTCGGCTTCCTTGAAGCGTGCTGCGGCGCTCATGCTGCTGCCCTTTCCTGCTCGACGTAACCCATGCCGCGCAGCTGCTGGTTCACCATCGTTATGAAGCGTCGGCTCTCGTACCGCGGGCGCTGCTGCCACCAGAGGATCGCCTCGATCGCGGCCGCGTAGCTCTCCCACCGAAGGTACGGCAGTATCCGCAGCGATCGGGTGTCATGTGAATCATGGATCGCCCAGAGTTCGCCCAGTGACAGGCCGCCAATCGCCGCGCCGTATTCGTGCATCATAGCCGTGCGCGCATGATCGCGCCGCTTCTCGGCACCGGCTAGCACGGCTTGCAGGTCGGCGACCTTCTCGGCGTCGGTGGTGCGATCGAGCGGCGGTAGCTCCATGCGCGCGTACGCCTTCCAGTCGACGGCGATGGCAGCCGAGATGCGCAAGCGCATATCGGCATCTTCGATCGACAGCTTGCCTGCGTCGACCAGCGCGAGGTCGCCTTCCGCTCGGTTTCTGCGGACGTCCTCGGCGACCTCCGCCATCTCTGCGTAGGCGTAGATGAAGCGGGGCCGCGTCATGATCCGAATGCTTCACCGTGGACCGTGTGCTCGCCCTGTGCGATTAGATTATTGGTCGCCATCAAAGGACTGGCGATTTCTTGCGCAACGAGGGTGAGAGCATGTCGTCTTGGAGTGACCACAATTCGTCGACTTTGGAAAACGACCTTGCTGAAGTGCTCGATGACTTTGATCCGGCAAGCCCGGAGGCCGGTATCGCCCGCCAGTTGATTCACGATTCGAATGCTTCTGCTTTGAGCGTAGCTCAGGCTGCCCTGTACCTGCGCGTCATCGTGCCGGCGGTACGCAGGTTGTACGATCGTAGGGACCGCCAGCATCGTGCTGAGATGCTCGCCAGGGAGGAAAAGAACGGCTGAACGGTTCATGCGAACTTGCTGACAGCGAAGCCGAGCCAGAACGGTCCGACCATGAACGCGATCCCGCGGGTTTCGCCAGTGATCAGCTCAGCCCCAAGCGCGAAGAACGTTGGCGCGAATCCGAGCACGATGCCGCCAGCGTGGTTCCGGGTCGCGCGGAAGAACGTGCGCACCGACCACTTGACCTGTGCGTCCATGGTTACGGTGACATGCCGAGGCGATTTGCCACCAGCGTTGCGGGCAGCCTCGCGGACGATCGCGGCCAGCCATACTTGGCCATCCTCGTGCATCTCGTCCCATTCGCAGGCGGCGTAGGTGTGAATGACCGGAGGGCTGTCAACGACCTGTCGAGCAGTCTCCATCTCTGCGATCGTTGGGTGGATGAAAGGCGAGATCGTCGACCCTACGGCCGTCTTGATACGAGTGTCGGACATTATGCCTCTCCCTGGTAAGCGGTAGCGGCAGCGCGCCAGACGGACGCGCGTGCGGGCGGCATGTCGACGAGGCGATCATCAGGGCACGCGGTAGCGATTGCGTGCGTGCCGGCGTGCGCGAACGGCTTTAGCGCCGCGTGCGTTTTCTCCAGCTGGTCGACCGTTGCGAGCAGCGTGAGGCGTTCGGTCGCCTGATACGGCAGCGTTGCAAGCAACGTCCGCGCGTCGGCGATCAGCTGGGGGATGTCCTGAGCCATTACAGCTTCCCCGCGAATGCGGCGATCAGGACGCCGAAGACGATCCAGCCGATGATAACTATGGCGGTGCACGCGGTGGCGAACTGGAACCGGCGATCGTCCGCGGTCTGATCGGGATGCGCACGGAGCGGGATATCTTCGCGCCTGGTGGCGTCGATCGCGCGCAAGCGCCGCACCCGGTCCGACAGATCTGTCGGCGCGGGCTTCTCGGCCAGCAAAATCGTGCCGAAATTGTCGAACGAACGGCAGCCTACATTGTCGCGCAATGTGCGTGGAATGCCAGCGAACGCTGAGGTCGGGTTATCGCGAACCTCGAGAAAGTGATCGAATGAGCATGGTTGACCGGCGGATCGGAACCGGGTTTCGCTGAGGGACAAGCCAGCCTCCATCGCCGCGGAATGCGGCTAACGGGGCCATATGTGCATAATCTGCACACCTGCGTCAATGCACAATGTGCATTTAATGCACTACATCAGCATCTCACGGCGGGTAAGGATGCGATCAATCCGCAACACGGATGACATAGGAATGCGGAAATCCATCTTAGGCTCGTACTGTCGCAGCTCAAGAAAGCTAGCACTTCTCCGAACCAGTTCTTTAATCAGCACGGCTCGTGCTACTGCACCATCGTCGTCATCGTTCGACATTCGTAAGTAAACCACGACATTGTCGCCGACCGCCAATGGCATGTCGCGGCATGCAGCTACCATTTCTCCATCCGGCAGTGCTGGATGCATTGATGATCCTTGAACGTGAAGCCCATACGCGCCTTGCTTTCCCTTCAGTATCGAAGGCCGTTTCACATATTCCAGAACCTCTCCCGTGTTCAGATCAGTCTGCTCTATTGCTTCGCCGTCTATTTCCCTAGCGGCCCCCAGCCCCGTCCCCCAGACAGGTAAATTACCCGCAGGGTTTTCAAGAGATGCGCCCTCGAATGCTACCGCGCGGGCGTTGGACGGTGGAACAACATCTATTGGAGCGCCGGCGCGAAGCAGAATTTCAGCCGCGTCGACGCCGAGAACGCGGGCGAATGGATCCGCATAATCGAGATCGAAGCGGACTTCCCCTTTAAGGATCCTTGAAACAATCGACCGATCGCGGCCGATCGCGTCTGCAAGCTCCTTGTTGCCAACGCCTGCCGTCTTTTTCTGAACGTCGAACCAGCTCTTATCCATGTGCACCTTGTGCACACCCGCGCACAGATTGTCGTGCGCATATGCTGCACTATTTAATGTTGACGAATGTGCATTAAATGCACATTGTGCATGCATGACCACGCCTTTAGCCGACTATATGCAGCGCGAAGGGATTAGCGATGCTGATCTCGCTACGCTGATCGAGCGCGATCGCTCCTTCGTCAACAAACTTCGCCGCGGCGTCGTTCGTCCCACGTTGGACCTCGCGGCCGCAATCGAGACCCACACGCGCGGTGGTGTTCCGATGCAGGCTTGGGCGCGCCGAACGACGGAAGAGGAGGTGGCATGAAGCTCATCGGCGTCTGTGGCGAGCACGAAGGGGGCGCGGAAGCGGTCGTTGTTCCGGTCGTGCTGCGGTCTGTTGTCCATGCCCACCCTACTACTGAGGAAGGATCACGCCATCATGGCTGACGTTCGCCATCTCGCGCAGGATGTCGCCGAACGGCAGATGAGCATGTTCGTCATGTTCGTCGGTCAGACGCGCGCGGTAAACTACCCGGCGCTCGCCGAAGCGACCAAGATTCCACTCTCGACGCTTCGCACCTATGCAGCGGGCGCTGCCATGCCAATCCATGCGCTGCTCGCGCTCTCACAGCACCTGCCTGCGGCGGCGATCGACATGCTCACGGAGCCGGCCGGTAAACGTTTGATCGATACCGAGCGCAGCGACACCAACTGGGATGCCCTTGCCGCGAAGACTTCCGGGCTGACTTTTGAGATCTGCGATGCTCGGAGCGACGGGCACATCGATCATGTCGAAGAGGCGCGTCTCCGCGCCACGGCCCGCGCACTCGCGGCCGAGCTCACCAGCGCAGCAGAGGGAAAGTGATGAAGACGAAGCGGCTACTTCGCCTGGGCGTGCGTGTGCCGAACGAAGGTGCGCGGCGCCTGGCGCATTACATTATGCATCAGCCGGTCGGTACGCTGGACAAGCTGATGCGTCGCGCCGGACTGGGTCAGGTCGCGATGGACCGGATGATGTCGGAGGGTGTGACCCCCGCCGATGCCATCGGCTATCAGATCTATGCCTTTACGGGTTGCATGGTCTCTGCCAGCGACTGGGACAGCAAGCCCGAAGGTGGTTGGTTCGATGCGGTCGCTGTGCTCGAGCCGACGCGGAGGGCTGCATGACGGCCGTCCGCAAGCCTGCCGAGCCGCCTTTCGCGATAAGCGTCGAAGAGTTCGACGCTTGGGTCGCGCAGGCCGAACCACGCGATGCGCTGATCTATGCGCGTGGTGCCGACATCCCACGAGCAGCGCCCGCATGGAAGCACGCGATGCACCTTGTCGAAGAGGGTATGATCACCCTCACCTATCGGCGTGCCGGTGGTGGGATCACGGAATATCTGGCCATTCGCTTGACCACCGCCGACGCGCCTAGCGTGCAGGCCGCACCAGTTGCCGATGTCGACGAGACGAACCCGACGCAACTCGTATTGCGCGAGATCCGTCGAGCCGCGAGCTTCAAGCTGCCCTGTCCGACCAACGCGGTGATTGCGCAGCGCTGCGGCCTGAGCGATGCGGCAGCTGCCAGCTACCGCATTCGCCAGCTGGTCGCCGCCAAGACAATCACTATCGAGTCGCAGGGGCCGGGCGAGCCACGGGTCGCGACGATCGTCGGTACTGACAAGACCACGGCGAAGGCGGGCTGATGGGCCAGAAGCTTTCCGAGCGTCCCGCCGGCGCGTGCCTCTATCGCGAGATCCGCGGCTATTGCGTGTCGGTCGATTGCACGATCGAAGATTTCTCGCGTGCCAGCGGCATCGCCAACACGACGATCTCGTCAATTCGCGGCGCTCTGTATCCTTCACCCCGGACGGTCGCTCGGGTTCGGGATTTCATCGTTGCGAACCCCGGCGGTATATCGGCGCGCACCCTCCCTGCGCGTGGCCCGAAGACGACGGCAAGGGACGGTGCCCGCGCTCTCGCGGTCGCGCGGGAAGCGAGTGTTGCTCCAGCCCGTCCAGACCCCGCCGCTGTCGCAGCAGCAGCACGCGAGTCTGCGTTCAGTCGAAGCGCTCGCCCGATCGCGGAGAAAGCGCCGGCCTATATCCGCTCGCTTCGCCGCGATCTGACGCCTGCCGAGCAGATCTCGACGATGTGCGTCGCAACGCCGGGCGATACGGTCGAGGTCGTCAAGCGCCGTTGGCCGGATGTCTGGATCCGCGTTGTCGATGCGGCCCGCGACGTCGGGCAAGCACCTGGAGCGATGCTGATCGCACTGATTGAGCGCGGCCTCGGCGAGCCGGGATGACGTCCCGACAGGCGCCGCCGTCTTGCGGCGGTCCACATTACGTCTCGTCTCCGGGTGAAAGTTAAGCCGTGTCCGTTCACAACCTGCCGTCCGCCATGTGCTCGGCGGCGCTGCAATTCGCACGTCGTGGGTGGGCCGTGTTTCCCTGCCGCGAACGCGATTTCACGACCGAGCCGAACAGCGCAGGCAAATCCCGCACTTTTAAGGCGAAGGCTCCGTACACCGGGCAAGGCCTGAAGGATGCGACCACCGACGAGGCACGAATCATCGCGTGGTGGCGTGATCATCCCGATGCGCTGATCGGCCTCCCGACCGGCGTGAACGGTTGCTTCGTGCTCGACTTTGATCCCCGCGAGGATACGGCGACCGGCGAGATCTGGACGCTCGAAACGCTCAAGGCGGATCTGGAGGAGCAGATGGGCTGCGCGTTGCCGCGTTCGGTGACGGCCGTCACGCAATCCGACGGCGTGCACGTCTACTTCCGTCAGCCTGCCGGCGAACCGATCCGCAACCGCGGCAACCTCCCGGCGCACGTCGACGTGCGCGGCCTGGGTGGATACGTCATTGCTCCGCCCAGCATCATGACGGAAACCGGGGCTCGCTATCGCTGGCTCGATCGCGGCGACTGGCGTGATGACGCGGCGATCGCCGACGCGCCGGCCGCGCTGATCGATATCCTGCGCGGTCCGAAGGCCAAAAAAGCCACGCCAGTCGTCACAGCTGCGGATGCCACCGATCGTAGCGCACCGTCGCCTGCCAAGCGCGAGGCCGACGTCGACGAGGACATTCGCCGGTACGGGATGCGGGCGCTCGACGGCGAGTGCCGCGAGATCCGCCAGGCGGCATCGGGCAAGCGCAACGACCAGTTGAACGTCAGCGCTCTGAAGATCGCGAGCCTCGTGGCTGCGGGCGCGCTCGACGAGCGGTTCGCGCGGTCGACGATCGAAGCGGCCGCGCGGGACAATGCCGGCGACGATGACGAAGCGCAGCTGCTCGCCACGGTCAACAGCGGCTGGACCGCCGGGATGAACAGTCCTCGTGATCTCGCAGAGATCACGGCCGCATCACGTTCCCGGCGGGAGAGACCTCCGCGCGCCGCCTCCCGCCCTTCGCCCCCCGCCCCCGGTTTTACTGATGATGGCCAGCCAAGCTCCCACGAGGGAGGGCAGCGCTTCGATATCGGAAGAAAGGGGCCGGGGGGCGACGACGCTGACGCGCTGATGCGGGCGTGCGCGTTCCTGCCACATACCGACCTCGGCAACCTCGAGCGCTTCCTGAAGCGGCACGGTCGGGATTTCCTGTTCGTGGAGCAATGGGGCTGGCTCGCATGGGATGGTCGACGCTGGAACCGGGACATGGCGATCTCGCTGCTCGGCCGCGCGGTGCAGGACACGATGCGGACGATCCAGGAGGAGGCTGACCTTATTCGCGTATCGGGCATCAAAGAGGACCCGATGCCGCTTTGGGACGCCGAACAGGTGCGCGCGCACGAGGTGCAGCAGCGCAGCCGGTTCGATCGCATCGTGTCGAACAAGCGCGGTGTGATCACGCTGTTCTCCGACACGATCGCCAAATGGGGGCGGACGTCGGAAGGTGCAGGTCATATCGCCTGTATCGCGAAAATGGCGGAGGCGCGGCTGTCATCGCGTCCCGACGATTTCGACGCGGATCCGCTGTTGCTCAATATAGAAAACGGGACGTTGCAGTTTCGGCGTCCTGGCGAAGGTCACGGTGCTGGCGTGCGCCTCTGCCCGTCGAACCGCGATCACCGGATCACCAAGATTGCCAACGTATCGTTCGACGCGGATGCCCGGTCACCGCTGTACGACGCGTTCCTCGAACAGGTGCAGCCCGATCCCGAAATGCGGACGTTCCTCGACTGCTGGGCTGGGTACAACGCGTTGGGCCTCGCCGACGCTCAGAAAATGGCGCTGTTCTATGGACAGGGATCGAACGGCAAGGGTGTCTGGATCAACACGCATGCCGGCATCCTTGGCGACTATGCGTGGGCCGCGGGAATCGAGACGTTCATCGACCAAGGCAAATATCGCAAGGGCAGCGACGCGTCGCCGGATCTGGCGGCGCTTGCCGGCCGACGCATGGTCTATGCAAACGAACCCGAGGATGGCTCGAAGTTCTCCGATGGTCTGATCAAGGCCATGACGAGCGACGAGCCGATCGGCGGTGTGCGGGAATTGATGAAGCCGCCGTTCCAGTTGCTCGTCACGTTCACCAACACCGTGTCGGCGAACAACATGCCGAAGATCGGGACCGATCACGGAATTCAGCGGCGTGTGCAGGTCATCCCGTGGGCCGTGATCATCCCCGACGCTCAGCAGGATATTCAGCTGAAGGCGAAGCTCCAGGCGGAGCGGAGCGGCATCCTGAACCGAATGATACGTGGCGCCATCGCTTACCTCGGAAGCGGCCTGCCTACGCCTGAAGCCGTCCGGGCGGCAACGCGCGAGTATCAGGAAGAGAACGACATCCTCGGACAGTTCCTGACGCTCTGCATCGAGCGTGCACAGGGTCAGACGATGGGCGCCACGCCGCTGCATCAGCTGTTCGCCGCGTGGCAGACATGGGCGCAGCTGCTCGCCGGCACTGGCAAGCCGTGGTCGGCCAAGTACCTGAACGCGCAGATGCAGCGGAAGGGCTTCAAGATCCGCAAGTCCAGTTCGATGGTCTGGGACGACATCGCCGGTCGCTATGATCCGCATGACTTCGTCGATGGCGACGGCAAGGCGGTGACGCGCGACCTGCCGCCTCCGCGCAACGCGTCGTCCCCGGCCCCCTCACCCGATGATGGAAGCGACTTTGACGGGCCGCTGTAATCCTCCCTCGCTCCCACGCATGGGAGGATTGGCAACACTCGGGAAGCGCGGTTTTCTGCGGTTCCGGGAGGGTGCGGGAGCTTGGGAGCCAAATCCCGACCCGTCCACCTAGTGTGCGCACAGGCGCGCGTGCGGGATTACCCGTGATTTCACTCCCACCTTCCCGGAGCAAAGTTATATGACTGATAATACTACATTCTATCCTCCCAATAAGCCTCCCATTCATGGGAGTGACAACGGTGCTGTTACCTTCGACCTCGTCGAAGAGCGTCTGGTCGAGGCTTGGGGCTTCCTGCGTCGCATGCCGGACCGCGAGGCTGGCTGGCTGATGGATGTCCGGGCGTCATCGATCTACGAGCGCGGGCAGCTGTCGCGGCAGGAACTGTGGGAGATGTATCAGCTCGACAGCGACGACTACGACCGCGACGCCTTGCCGCGTATGCCGGGCCTGCGATCAGTGGAGGTCGACCGGATGGAACAGGCGCTCGGCTGGATGGGCTGGGTCGATGCGCGTGACCGCAAGCTGGTCGGTATCATCCTCGGCCAGCTAGAGCGCGGTTCGTCGCGGCCTGCTTGGTCATCGGCAGCGAAGGCGCTGGGCTCGACGGTCGAGCCTGACACCCTACGCAAGCGCTACTCGCGCGCCGTCACGCGAATAGCGATGAAGCTCGATAAGGTCGGGAATGGCTGTTTTGCGCGCCTAGAGCATGTGAAGCCCTAGAATGCATTTAGGGGCGAAATAAACAATTCCGCGTCTAGGGGTCTGTGCGTCTATTCACCAATACGTTCGGCGAGACGTGCAAGCGGATCAATGAATGTCCCCTCCCCCTGTTACCCCCTTCGACGGGCGGCGTGGCTTCGGTCACGCCGCCCGTCGCCGTTTAGGCATATGCGAATGGGCCGACTGAAGAGCCTACCCCCTCGCCTATCCGCGCCTGCATCTCGGATGACCTATCTGCCCGGTGATCGTCAGGCGTTCGATCGGAACCGTGATCAGCAGGGCTGGCGCAAGTGGTACAAGACGGCACGGTGGCAGAAGCTGCGCATGTCCGTGCTCGTCCGAGATCTATTCACGTGCCAGATGTCAGGATGCGGCAGGATCGAAGGCGACACGTCGCAGTTGGTCGCCGACCACCGTCGTCCGCATCGCGGTGACGAACTGCTGTTCTGGGACGAGCGCAACCTTCAGTGCCTCTGCAAGCCCTGTCACGACGGGGCGAAGCAGAGGGCTGAACGGCGTAGCGATATTTAGAATGAAGATATGCGGGCGCTACGATCTGGCTTCGAATACTTCTCAAGCGCTTCGGGTGGAAAGTCGCCTTCTAGCTTCTTCTGACCATCGAACCAAGTGGTCCAGACTGTAGGCGTTCCGTAGTTTTCCCCAACGTTAGTAACCGTCATGACCGGTCCGCTCGACTTCAGTTTAACGGTGTCACCTTTAACAAATTCGCTCACTCATTCTCTCCCGAGGTTAACATGCCGCGTCGTGCAGCGTTCGAAGCCGGCCGACTTCGCCTTGTCTCAAAGGCGACTCATGAGCCGGTCATCCTGGGTGATTTTGTGCGGCTGGCCAGCGGAAGTCCATTGGGGCTGATCACCGATTGTGAAGATGGGACGGCAACGGTTTCGTGGCTGACTGGTGAAGGTCTTCGGTCCTGCCTGCCTTCGATCTGCCTCCGCCCAGCCTGACCGGGGGGGGGCGAAACCTTACAAGGGTGTCGGCCTCTAGACCGCTAACGTTCTCACGCGGAGATTTTATTTCGTCATGGCTGAAATTTCGGGGGTCGATCTCTTCGGTGACCCGATCCAGCCGGACCGGGAGACCCGTGGAAGGCCGGAGCATTCGTGGTCGCTCGCGAACTCCAACAAGGTTCTGATCGCGTTCGCACGCGGCCTGACGGTTAAAGAGGCGGCAGTGGCGATCGGGGTTTCGGTCCCGACGCTGCGCAAACATTATTTTGCCGAGGTCGGGAAGCGGCAGGCGGCGCGGGTCCGCATGGAGATCGCGCAGCTTGCCCGCCTCAACGACGCGGCATCGGGCGGCAACGTCGCTGCCGAGAAGGAATTGTTCAAGCGGATGGACAAGGCGGCGCTTGCCGAACTGGCCGAACGCGTGGCGGATCGCGGCAACGCGAAGCCGTCAGCGCAACCTAAGCTTGGCAAAAAGGCGTCGGCTAAGGCCGCGGCAGGGCAAGTCACGGGCAAATTCGCTCCGCCGCCCCAGCCGAAGCTGCTCAATTGACCCCGGTATGGTCGACCGCCTGCCCTGATTGGGAAGAGCGGATCGTCCAGCGCCGATCGCTGATACCGTTTGATCCGCTGTTTCCCGACGAGGCCGCTGCCGCCCTGGCGGTGTTCAAGTCGCTCCACATCGTCGACCTTCCCGGCGCGCCGACGTTCGGCGAGGCGTGCGACCAGTGGGTGTTCGACTTCGTGTCGGCCATCTTCGGTGCGTACGACCATCAATCGGCGCGCCGGCTGATCCGCAAGTTCCTCTTGCTCATAAGCAAAAAGAACTCAAAATCGACGATCGCGGCCGGGATCATGGTGACGGCGCTGATCCGCAACTGGCGGTTCAACGCCGAACTGCTGATCCTCGCGCCGACGATCGAGGTCGCGGGCAACAGCTTCGATCCCGCTGCCGGCATGGTCCGCCATGATCCGGAACTCGACGCGCTGCTCGACGTCATCGATCACCAGCGACTGATCAAGCATAGGACCACCGGCGCCGAGTTGAAGGTCGTGGCGGCGAACAAGGACGTCGTCAGCGGCACCAAGGCGGCGTTCGTGCTGGTCGACGAGCTCTGGCTGTTCGGCAAGCGTGCGAACGCCAAGGCGATGCTGCGCGAGGCGACGGGCGGACTGTCGTCGGCTCGCGAAGGCTTCGTCGTCTACCTGACGACGCATAGCGACGAAGAGCCTCGGGGCGTCTTCAAGGACGAACTCGACCATTTTCGCGGCGTCCGCGATGGCACGATCAACGATCCGGCCAGCCTGGGCGTCCTGTACGAATTCCCCCCGGCGATGCTGGAACGGGATGACTTCCTCAAACCGGCGAACTTCTACGTCACGAACCCGAACATGGGCCGGTCGGTTCATGAGGATTGGATCGAGAACGAGCTTGCGCAGGAGCAGCGTGGCGCGGGCGAAGGGTTGCAGATCTTCCTAGCGAAGCATCTCAACGTGGAGATCGGCACCCGGCTTAGCCGGGACCGCTGGACAGGCGCCGAGTTCTGGGATGGTGCTATCGATCGCACGCTGACCGTCGCCGAACTCATACGTCGCTGCGAAGTGATCGTAGCCGGTGTCGATGGCGGTGGCCTGGACGATCTGCTCGGGCTTTGTCTGATCGGGCGCGAGAAAGGCTCCAAGCGCTGGCTCGTGTGGTGTCACGCTTGGGCGTGGTCGATTGTTTGGGATCGTCGCAAGGACATCGCGACGAAGCTCGATGAATTGGCCGCCGAGGGTTCGCTGACCAAGTGCAAGATGATCGGGCACAACGGCGGTCCATCTATCGAGGACGATGACGAAGCCGAGGAACTGACTGAGGATATCCGCGGTGTCGTGGATATCCTCGTGCAGGTCCGTGACGCAGGTCTCTTCCCAGAGAAAGAGGCGATCGGCCTCGATCCTGTTGGCGTCACCGCGATCGTCGACGAGTTGGCGACCAAGGATTTCACGGACGGGCAATTCTCAGCGATCGGACAAGGCTTCAAGCTGTCCAGCGCCGTGAAGGGGTCCGCCCGCAAGCTCGCGGCGCGCACCATGCGGCATGACGGCTCTGAGCTCATGAAGTGGTGCGTCGGCAACGCCAAGATGGAGCCCCGCGGCACCAGCGCGGTCGCCATCGTCAAAGCTTCCGCCAGTGCAAAAATCGATCCGCTCGCCGCGATGTTCAACGCGGTGATGCTGATGACTAGAAACCCAGAGGCCGCAGGCGGCTTCGTCTACGAAGAAAGGGGCATGTTGATACTATGATACCCCTCTTGGACGAGCATGCCTCCGGGCTTGTGGGCTCTGATCCTGCCCCAAGCTACATGGCTATGGGCTCAGCAACCGGGCGCCCTGCCCCGTCCAACGTGACGGACGGCCGCTTCTTCGGTGACGACACGTGGACGTCGCTGGTCGCGGCTATGCCGATGGAGGCAAACACCGCCGAGACGGCCGCACGCGTTGCTGCCGTGTTTTTCTGCGTGTCGATCATCGCCGAAGCGGTCGGAAGCCTCGCCCTGGAGTTCAAGGACGACGATGGCATCCGCGACGACTTCCCGCTGGCGAACGTCCTAGCCTACGAACCGAACCATCTCCAGACCGGTGCCGAGTTCTGGGCGGCAATGGCCTTCACCTGCGTCCTGCGCGGCGAGGCCTTCGCCGAACCAACCGTCGGCGTTGACGGGCTGGAGATCTGGCCGCTGTCGCCGCTGCGCACGACGGCGAACTGGGGCGAGCGCAGCATGTCGGTCGACTATGCGTCCGAGACCGGCATGCGCCGGCTGCTGCCGCAGGAACTGTTCTGGTTCACCGGACTAGCGGACGGTGGTTTGCGGCCGCTCGTGCCGTGGAAGCAGGCCAAGGGCGCGATCGATTTCCAGCTTGCGCTGGAAGTCGGCTCGCGTGCGTTCTTCCGTAACGACCGCCGCCCCTCGGGTATCGTCACAACCGAGCAAAAGCTTACCGACGAGTCCGCCGGACGATTGGCAACGGGCGTCGCAGCCTGGAAAAAGGGCGGCACGCCCGTATTCGAGCAGGGTGTCAAGTATACGGCGGTCGGCAGCAACAATACCGACGCGCAGCTGCACGAGCTGTTCGCGCAACGCACGCTTGAGATGGGTCGGTACTGGCGCATCCCGCGATCGATGATCGGCGATGAGGGCGGGAACGCCGGCAACAACGAGCAGGACACGCGATCGTTCGTGAACTGGGCGCTTCGCCCGCTCACTCGCCGTATGGAGCAGGCGATCACGGTGAGGATGATCCCGCCGGAACTTCGGCTTCAAAAGGTTCGGGCCAAGTTCAACCTCGACAGCATGCTGCGCGGCGACTCCGCGACGCAGTGGAAAAACGCGGTGCTGGCACGAACCGCCGGCATCCTCAGCGTCAACACGATCGGCACGCAGTGGTTCGGCCAGCCCAAGATCAAAGAGGCCTGGGCAGACGATCCGCGCGCCGCACTCAACAGCAACCGGGCGGCCGATACCGCAACGGGCGGCGAGACCTCGCCGCAAGACAAGGTGGAATAGACGATGGATCATCTCATGGCGTCGTCGGCCCTTTGGGCGATGCACCCGACCTTTCTCGCTGCGGCGCTCAAGCAGAGCGGCGTCGAGGCCCTGCTGCCTGACGCGCTGCGAGCGTTCGCCGGATCGCTCAGCGGGCAGCAGGCTGCGAAGCCCGCCGACCCGATCCGCGAGGGCTCGACGTTCATCATGCCGGTCACCGGCATGCTCGCGCCGCGTGGTCTCGGCGGGTCGACCTATTACGACACGATCGCCGACCGCGTGCGCGAGGCTGCCGCAGACAGCAAGATCGGCGCGATCGTCCTCGCGTTCCGATCGCCGGGCGGTTACGTCTGGGGCTGCTCGGAAGCTGGCGACGCGATTTTCGAAGCACGCGATGCCAAGCCCGTCATCGCCGTTGCCGATCCGTATTGCTTCTCCGCTGCCTACTGGCTCGCAACACAGTGCAGCGCGTTCCACTGCACGCCTTCAGGCGAGGTCGGCTCTGTCGGCGTGCGGTCGGGCCACACCGACATGTCCGGGTTCGAAGACAAGATCGGCATGAAGACCACGCTGATCGGCTCGCATCCCGACAAGATCGCAGGCCATAGCCATGCGCCGCTCGACGATGACCACCGCGCAGATCTTGAGGCGGCGGTCGAAGAGTCGAACGTTGCCTTCGCTGCGGCCATCGCACGCGGCCGCGGCATGAAGCCAAGCGACGTCGCTGCAGTCCACGGCACCGGCAAGACGTTCTCGGCGCCGCGCGCGCTGGCGAACGGCGCGATCGACGGGATCAGCACGCTTCGCGATGTCGTCGCCAAATACAACACCGGCCGCGCCCGGCTGTCGCTCATGCGACGGCAGGCAGCGGCCATGGATCTCGCGCGAGCGATTTGAAGATCCCCTTTTGGGGTTGAGCGGGGCGGCGCCAATCGGCGTCGCCTGTCGTGGGCGTGCGCGCCCGACACAGGGCCTGCGGGCCAGAGGATGACAGATATGCGGAAGTTCATGCTTCTGGCGGCCGGTTCCACGGTCGCCTCCCTTGGTGCCATGACGGCTACGGAACGCCGTCACGGCCGCTATATGCGAGATCCGAACGGGCATCCGACGGGCGGTGGTGCGGTTAACATCGCGGTCCTGCGGACCGAGGCGCAGCGCATCTCGGCCGGCATCCAAACCCGTCTGGCCACCGCCGAAGGCGAGAACCGCGATCTTAACGCTGAAGAGCAGACCGCACACGACGCGGAGATGACTCAGCTGGTCGGGCTGACGAAGCGCATCGAGCGTGCCCAGACCGCGATTAGCGCGGCCTCAGGGATCGGCACCGGCCCTACCGGGGATAATACCCCGACTGGCAGCGGGGGTCAGCAGCAGCGCCAGTCGCGGGTAGCCGTCGTCCCCACTGAGGCGAATGGTGGCTTCGCGAACCTTGCCGAGTTCGCTCACGCCGTCCGCTGCGCCAATCCGGCAGCAGGCCAGAGCTTCCGCATGGACGATCGCCTGGCTGCGCCGGGCAACGTTCACATGGAACAGGGCGATGCGGCGGGCAGCTACCTCGTGCCTGCGGAGTTCCGTCAGCAGATCGTCAACCTCGTGTTCGACACGGGCAACGATCCGATCATGGATCTCATCGATCCCGATCCGACGGCATCGAACCGCGTCGTCGGCCTCGGCGACGAGACGACCCCATGGGGCAACTCCGGTATCACTGCGTCGTGGCGCTCGGAAGGCGACCAGATGCAGCCGAGCCGCATGTCGCTCGTCCCGCGCGAGACGAAGCTCAACGAGCTTTACGCCTTCGTCCTGGCAACCGAAGAGTTGCTTGAGGATGCGCCTCGCATCGCAACGCTGCTGACCAACCACGCAGCGGCTGCAATCCGGTGGAAGGCTGCCGACGCCTTCATGTTCGGCGACGGCATCGAAAAGCCGCTCGGCTGGATGAACTCGCCCGCTACGATCGCGGTTGCGAAGGATCAGGGCCAGACCGCGGCCACGATCAGCGCATCGAACGTCGCGCGTATGTGGGCGCGCATGATCATGCCCAGTCAGGCAAGCTGGCTCGTGAACAGCGACGTCATGCCGACGTTGATGGACATGAAGAACAGCGCCGGTTTGCCGCTGTGGTTCGGCAACTATCAGGAAAGCCCCGGCGGTGTCCTGCTCGGCCGTCCCGTCGTGTTCAACGAGCATAGCCGCTCGGTCGGGCAGTATGGCGATATCCAGTTCGTCAATCCGAACGGGTACGAGGCCTTCCGCAAGCAGAACGGCGTCAGCTTCGCGGACTCGATCCACCTCTACTTCGATTACAACATCCGCGCATTCCGCTGGGTGTTCCGCATCGGCGGTCAGCCGGTGCTGTCGAAGCCCGTGCAGCCCGCGAACGGCGGCAACAGCAAGTCGCACTTTGTGGCGCTCGCCGAGCGCGCCTGATCCTCGACACCGGACCCGCGCCCGGCGCGGGACCGGTCGGATCGTCCGGCCGGTAGCTTTGGAGACTGAAAATGCAGGGCAACCTGGACCCATCCGCCCGCGTCGCTATCGCGGGCGTCATCCCCGCGCAGCAGGCCGCGCCGGGCGTTGTCACGTCGAACTTCGTTGACATGCGTAGCTTCTACGCGCTGCTCGCCTCGCTCAACATCGGTGTCATCGGCGCGGCCGGCACGGTCGATGCGAAGATCGAGCAGGCAACCGACGCCACTGGCGCGAACGTCAAAGCCGTTACCGGCCTTGCCATCGTGCAGATCGCCAAGGCGGGCGGCGACAACCGACAGGCGGGCATCAACGTCCGGCAGGAGGATCTCGACAAGAACGGGGGCTTCCGGTTCGTCCGCGTGTCCGTGACGGTCGGCGGTGCCGCGACCTTCCTGTCCGCCTCGCTGACTGGCTTTGACGCGCGCTACGGCGCCGGCAACGCCAACCAGCTCGGCACCACCGCAACCGCGATCAGCTGAGGAGCTAGAACATGATCGAGTTCATTCAGGACTATGTGACGAAGGCGCTCCCGCCAGAGTCGTTCAAGGACGGCGACAAGGTCGAGCGTTCTACCGAAAGCGAACTGTATTTCGTCCGCCTCGGCGTCGCCGGCTACGTCCATGACGGCAATATCGTCGATCAGGACTATCAGCCGATCGAGCGCAAGACGGTTGTCATCGTGACGACGGATCGTCGCTTTACCGACGCGGCAGGCCGCGGCGGTGAAACCATCGGCCTGGAAGCGCCACAGCGCGCGACGAGCGGCCCCGGCAATGACGTCGTGTTCTCGGGTCAACCTGACAGCACGACCCTCGGCGGGGTCGAGTTCGAGCAGCTGCGCGGCGATCTCGCCTCGTCGCGTGGCGAGTTCGAAACGTATCGTACGACGAGCGAAGGCGAAATCGAGCGGCTGAAGGGTCTGATCGAGGCCGGTAACGATGCGTTCCGCGATATGAACAATTCGCACGTCGTCGATAAGGACGATCTTCGTGTGAAGATCGAGCAGATCACCGGCGAGCTTGACCAGGCGCTGTCGGATCTGAAGGAAGCGCGCAGCCAGCACGACGGGCTCGTCCTCGAATATCAGGCGACCCGCGAGCAGCTGGACACCGGCGCCGCGCGGATCGTCGAACTGGAGGGCCTGCTCGCGGCAGCGAGCAAGCCGGCCGGAGACGACGCGCCGACGGCCAAGACCCCGAAGGCCAAGTAAGGAGACGGGGCGGTGGTCACGATCAAGCCTGCCGCCCCTCTCAATGGGCCGGTTCTTCTTCCTGACGCGCTGGTCGACCAGTACGTCAAGCCGGGTGCCGATCAGTTGTTGCTGCTCGCGGCGTTTCGTCTGACGGCGCTGGGTTGGGTCGAAAGCCACACCGCCCAGTCGCTTATGCGGCGTCGATGGGTAGCGACCTTCGATGGGTTCGACGACGTCATGCGGCTGCCCCGCGATCCCGTGCGCAGCGTCGTATCGCTGGCCTATTTCGATCATGCCGACGCTCTCACCAGCGGCGATGGCCTGTGGCGTGTCGTCGGCTCGCGGCTGTTGCCCGCGGTCGGGGCGACGTGGCCGGTAACGGCCGATCGCGGCAGCGCGGTGCAGGTGACGTTTGAGGCGGGATACGACGACGTCGCTACGGAAGCCCCTGCCCTTCAGATTGCGGCTCTGCTGCTAATGAAGCACCTGTTCGACGGCGGGTCGATCGAGGACGTGCCGGCCACCGTCACGCTACTGCTCGACGCGCAGTATCGCACACCGGTGATCGGCTGATGAAGCTCGACGCACGCAAGCTCGATCGCCGCGTCGCGATCGAGCGGCCTGTCACCAAACCCGGCTTTCTCAGCGCCGGTTCGGGCACCTGGGAACCGGTCGCGACGGTATGGGCGAGCGTCGAGGATGCGCTGCCGAGCCGCGCGGAACGCCTTGCCGATGGCATCAATGTCGCATCCCGGCCCGCGCGTGTCCGGATGCGGTACCGTGATGATGTGACGCCTGCGATGCGGTTTGTCATCGGTAGCCGCGTCATGCAGATCATCGCCGGGCCTGCCGAGCTAGGCCGGCGTGATGGCCTCGAGTTCATGGTCGAGGATTACAGCGTCGCGGGGAACTCCGCCTGATGGCGAAGCGCAGGAGCAACGCCAATGCGCTTCGCAAGCTCGAAGAACTACCCGCCCTGCTCGTCGAACGGGTGCTGCCCGGCGCGGCGCGTGCAGGTGCGCGGGTCATTGCGCAGGATGCCAAAGCCCGCCTTGGCGGCAAGCGTGCGGACGGTAGCGGGGGCAGCAAGGTGCTGATCGCCGATGCGGTCAAGGTGCGCAGCCGCAAGCGTAACGGACTGATCGTGGCGCGCGTCCTGCTCGATGGGCCCGGCGCCTATGTCGGGCGCTGGATCGAATACGGGACGCGTCCCCACTTTATCAGCGTCGATCCCGCGTACCGGGCGGGCATGACAACCCGCCGGATCAACAAGCAGATCAAGGGTGGCGACGCCGCCCTGCACGGAACGCTCATGATCAACGGCAAGCCGGTCGGCACGACGGTGCATCACCCTGGCGCCACGGCTCACCCGTTCCTGCGCCCTGCCCTCGATACCAAAGAGGCCGAGGCGAAGGCCGCGGCACAGGCATACATCAAATCGCGCATCACTCGCGCCGGCATCGTCGGCAGCGACGAGGGGGACGATCAATGACCGGTGTGGAGATCGTCGGCGACGTGCTGTCGAAGTACGCCGAACTGCTCAAGCTCGTGCCGGCCGACAACATCAAGGCCGGGGTACTGCCTGACGGCATCACCCTGCCCGCGCTGCTCGTCCGCACCGTCAGCGTCGTCGATCGCCAACCGCTGAAGCGGGGCAACCTCGTGCGCTCGACGGAACGCGTATCGGTCGCAGTGCGCGCGGCCAGCTACATCGATCAGAAGGCCGTGATCCGCCTCGTCCGCGCATGCTGTGCCGGACAGACCGGCGATATCGCGGGCGCCTTCAACGTCTCGATCCTGACCGCGGGCACCGGCCCCGATGTGGGCGGCCCCGCCAACAGTTTCGAGCAGACCCAAGATTTCCGCGTCTCGTTTGACGCACCACCCTGAGGAGACCGACCATGTCGACTGCCAAGACCGAAGCCACGACCAAGAAGATGTTCGCGACGCGCGATTTCAATGATGCCGGTGCGGAGAAGTCGTTCCTCGCCGGCAAGCCCGTCGATGCCGACGACGCGACGCTGGCCAATTACGCCGCGGCCGGACTGGTCAGTGCCGAACAGCCGAAGGCCGACCAGCCCGCCGCCTAACCCCTTTCCCCCGGCGCCCGCCGGGTGAAGCACTCGCCGGCCCGCGCCGGCATAACCGACCAGGAGAATGACTATGGGTCTTCAGACCGGAGCGGGCTCGTCGATCGCGATCAGCATCGCCGCCCCCGCCACGCAGGATATCGCCGGCTACGCCGCCTTGACGTACACCGAAGCCGGCAACTGCGAAAAGATCGGCACGATCGGCGCGACGTTCGCAAAGACCGAGTTCCAGCCGCTCAAAGGCCCCAAGCAGAAGCTGAAGGGCAGCGCGGACTATGGTTCGCTCCAGCCGCAATTCGCGCTCGACGACACGGACGCGGGGCAGACGCTGTTCCGTACCGCGGCCGACGACGAGACCAACGCGCTCTACTCGACCCGCGTCACCTACCAGTCGGGCGCCAGGCGGTATTTCCAGGGCCGCGTGTTCGGCTGGCCGGAAACCGTCGACGGTGCCGATCCCGTCATGATGGCGACGCCGACCGTCGAGATCTGCACCAAGGTTGTCCGCGCTCCGGCTGCCTAACCCCCTCCCGGCGCCCGCGACGCCGGCTCTCCCCTATGTGTCGACCTGCCCCGCTATCGCGGGTTGCGGGGCGGGTCGGCGCACCATCTTCCCGCGAAGGATGATCAAATGACCAAGGTTTTCAACATTGCCGCTCTGGCTGTCGCAGCGACCGCCCCCCTTCACGTCAAGAGCCCGTCCGGCGAGCCGCTGTACGCCGATGCCGAGCGCAAGCTCCCGATCCTGATCCATCTTTACGGTCCCGGCAGCGAGATCGCCGGTGTGATCGAGTCCCGCCAGACGTCGCGCACGTACAAGCGCATGCAGGACAATGATGGCAAGGTCACCGCGGCAACGCGCGAAGAGCGCATCACCGAAACGTCGCAGGATCTGGCGTCGCTCACCGCGCGCTTCGAGAACTTCGAATATCAGCCCGACGGCGCGACAGAGCCGCTGACCGGCGAGGCGCTCTTCCGCGCTGTCTACGCCGACCAGTCGCTCGGCTTCATCACCAAGCAGGTCGTGAAGTTCTTCGGTGACTGGGGAAACTTCAGCGCCGCATCGAAGGCGGCCTGACCCTCTACGTCCGGCAACTGGCGTGGCTCAGTGCCACGCCAAAGCCACCCCCCGGCTCGAAGCGGGCAAAGATCGACGACGATCAGCCCCGCCTCAGCCGGATGGAAGATCTGAAGCGCCGTAAAATCGCGCTTCAGATGCCCCCCAAACCCGCACCTCATATCTTCGACTGGCTGATCGAGATCGGCCTGACTGAGGCTGCGGGAATGGGAGCGGTGCCGATCAGTTCGCGCGAACTAGCGGCATGGCAGAGCAATACCTGCGTACGCCTCGCGCCATGGGAGGCCCGGCTGATCCGGGAATTGTCCAAGGCCTATCTCGCCGAAGGCCGACGCGCCGAAGACGAGACCTGTCCGCCGCCCTGGGGCGCGCCGGTCACCGCGCATGATCGTGAAATCGAAGAAGCTCAGCTGCGCAGTCTGCTGGGCTAAAAACCGGAAAGGGTTGCCATGAACGACGACGACTCTGCTGGCTTCGGCGTAGATTTCACCATCAATCCGTCCGAATCGTTTGAGATGATGGCGCAGCTGCTCGCGGTCATGTCGTCGGCCGAGGGTAAGATCCTCGCCAGTGCGACCAAGGTCGAAGGTAGCACGTCGTACATGGTGAAGCTGGACGGTCCGGCCGCCAGCCTAAAGCAGTTCGCCACCACCGCGACGCGCGAGATGACCACGGTGCGGTCCGCGCTCGATGGTGCCGGTCTGTCCGTTGAGGCACTGGCGCGCGCCGCTAGCCAGACGGCGGGTATGTCGATCGTCGGCCCTGCGGAAACTGGCAAGGCGGCAGCGCTGACCAGCGCGATCAACGCGACCGAAAAGGCGATCGAGCGCCGGATCTTCGCCATCACCAAAGAGGCGGCTGCCGTCGGGCGCACCAAGGCGGAGCTTCGCGCGAAAGCCGACGCCGATCTGATCGCTACTGCTGCGACCCAAGGAAACACGGCCGCTGTGGAGGATCTGCATGCTGCTCTCCGCAATCTCGAAGCCGTTCGTCAGAGCCACGCCGAAGACAAGGGCGCGGCCGAGGACGCGGAAGCGGCTGCCGTGGCGAAGGAAGCTCAAGCTCTACGCGAGGCGGCGTTGGCGTTCGATATGTTCGAAGCGGCCGCCCGTAAGGGTGCGGCTGCCCAGCGTGAATTTGAGGCGGCGCAGGCCCAGGCCGCGCGCGACGACGAGGCTCAGCGCCTTCGCGAGGCCGCGTTCGCGTACGGCAAGTTCGAGGCAGCCGCTCGGAAGGGCGCCGCTGCGCAGCGTGAATTCGAAGCAGCGCAAGCCATGGCCGCGCGCGACGATGAGGCGCAGCGCCTTCGTTCGGCAGCGTTCGCGCATGATCAATTCGAAGCGACCGTTCGGCGCGGTGCGCAGGCGATGCGTGAAGAAGAGGCCGCTGCGGCGAGCGACGCCGCGGCGTTGGCGCGCTTGCGCGCCATGCTCGATCCTGCAGCAACCGCTCATGCACGATTGAACGCCGAACTGGCGGAAGCGCGGCGTGTCATGACCGCGGCCGGTGCGTCCGCAGAAGAGCTTGCGCGGGCCGAAAGCATGCTCGTCGATCGTGCCAATCTCTCGGCGCAAACGCACGGCGCTATGGCCGGCGCGGCGCGCAAGAACGGGACCGCGTTGCAGACGATCGCCGTCCAGCTGCCCGATATCACGCAAGGGCTTCTGACCGGTCAGAAGCCGATGCAGGTATTCATCCAGCAGGGCGCGCAGATCTTTCAGGTGGCGCAAATGGGTCAGGGTGGCCTGCGCGGGTTTGGCAAGGAAGTCGCCGGCCTCGCGCTACGCTTCGCGCCCGTGCTGATCGGCATGGCGGCGGTCGGTGCCGGTTTCGCGCTATTCAACCGGTGGGTGAACGAGGGCGTCAAGAGCGACCAGCTGACGCGCGATCTCGGCAAGATCACGGGCGGCGCCAATGCCACCAAGGCCGAGCTCTACAAGCTGAAGGACGAAACCGTCACTTGGGCGGACACGTCCAAGGCGCTGTTCAGCGTCGTCGGCAAGGACATCTCCAACTATTTCGTCGGTGACATGAAGGGCATGTCGAAAGGCGTGAAGGGCGTGCTGGACGATCTTACGTCGTACATGCGTCAAACGCTCGCCGGCATCTATGCCGGGGTAGCTGGCACCAAGGCATATCTCGGCGAAATCGAGAAGGGCGGCGTGCTCGGCATCGGCAAGATGCTGATCGGGCAAGGCGACCCAAAGCTGCTCGATAAGACCTATGGGGCCGCTTACGATGCAGCGGATAAATACCTGACGAAACTCGGTACGCGCGTGAAGTCCGCCGCGATCGACAACGCACGCGAACGTATCGCCAAGTCGATCGGCTATAACGACATCCCGAAGCCGAAGACCGACAAACACGCCGAGGCGCTCGCGCGCGATGCCGAGGCGACCGAAGCGCAGATCCGCAACCTGTATAAGCTGGCGGACGCCTACGGCGTGTCCGGCGCCGCTGCGCTGATCGCCGAGGCCCGCGTGAAGGCCGAAAGCAAGGCCATCAAGCAACAGGCTGATATCGAGGCGGCGGTGAACCGTCAGATCCGGCTCGAGATCGCGCAGCGCGTTTCGGATTCGGCGAAGGCTGCCGCCTCGATGCTCGATCAGGCACGTGTTCAGACCGAGGTCAACGCACTGGTCGCTGCGGGCAACGTGCCGGCCGAGCGCGCGGCTGAACTGGTTCAGGAGCGTATCGCCGATCTGCCTCTTCTGGCGGCGATCGAGGTTGCGCAGCAGCGTGGCCTGAAAGCCGAGGTAGATAAGGCGACCGCCGCGCTGAAGGCGCAGCAGGACGCCCGCGGTACCGCCAAGGCGGCGGAGGTCGGCGCGTTCTATGCCGGTGCCGATCAGCAGGCGGACCGCCAGCTGGCCATGCAGCGCGAGGAGCTTCGGCTGGTCGGTGCCACGGACATGGCCAGAGTGCAGGCCATGGCGAAGCTGCAAGCGGAGCAAACTCTGCAGGCCAAGGGCTACGAACTCGGTACCGCTTACGCGAACAACTATATCGGCAAGCAAGTCGACATTGCGGTCGGTGCCGAGACCAACCGGCAGGCGCAGGACGCATGGAACGCCTCACTGACCGCGACGGCCGATCTGTTCGACACGATCGACCAGACGGCACAGCGTGCGGCACAGGGCATGGCGGACGCGTTCGGTAGCGTCGGCTCCGCGATCGGCGATGCCCTCACCGTGATGACCGGCTATTACGCCGACCAGGCCAAGCTTCAGGAGTCGCACGAGGCGGCGATACGCGCGGCTGGCAAGGATCAGGTGCGGATCGACCGCGAGAACCGTCTGTTCTCGCTTCGGTCATCGTCGCAGCAGATCGCGGCGTTCGGCGACATGGCGTCTGCCGCGAAGGGTTTCTTCAAGGAAGGCAGCAGCGGTTACAAGGCCATGGCGGCTGCCGAGAAGGTCTACCGGTTCGCGCAACTCGCCATGTCCATCCAGGCGATGGTGCAGAACGCCCTGGAGACGACGACGCATGTCGCCAGCGCGGCCGCACGGGCGACGGCTGACGGGACCGCGGGCATCGCGGCTCAGTCAAAGCTCCCCTTCCCGGCAAACATCGCCGCCATGGCCGCAACCGGTGCGGCGCTGGTCGCGGCTGGCATTGCAGTCTTTGCCGGCGGTGGCGGGGCGAAATCGGCACCGGTGACGAACACCGGCACCGGTACCGTGCTCGGCGATCCGTCGGCGAAGAGCGACAGCATCAAGAACGCGATCGATGCGCTGAAGGAAGTCGACACGCTGACCAACACCTTCGCGCGCGAGATGGCGGCTTCGCTGAAGTCGATCGACAGCCAGATCGGTGGCGTCGCCAGCCTGGTCGCACGCGCTGGCAACATCGATGCGTCGACTGGCGTGAACGAGGGCTTCAAGGCGAACGCCATCGGTTCGGTGCTGAGCAAGATCCCGGTGATCGGTGGCATCCTCGGCGGGCTGTTCGGGACGAAGACCAGCGTCATCGGCACCGGCCTGTCCGGCGGTCCGCAGTCGGTCGGCAACATCCTCGGCAACGGCTTCGACGCGTCCTACTATTCGGACATCGAGAAGAAGAAGAAGCTGTTCGGCATCACGACCAGCACGAAAACCTCGACGCAATACAGCGCTGCTGATCCCGGTCTGTCGAACCAGCTCACGCTGATCCTGAAGTCCTTCAACGACGCGATTGCCGCAGCGGCCGGTCCGCTCGGCGTTGCCACCGGCGACGTGCAGGCGCGCCTCAACGGGTTCGTCGTGAACATCGGCAAGATCGATCTGAAGGGCCTCACCGGTCAGGAGATCCAGGAGAAGCTGTCCGCCGTGTTCGGCGCCGCGGCCGATGGCATGGCAGCGGCAGCATTCCCGGGCCTCGAGCAGTTCCAGAAGGTCGGCGAAGGCGTGTTCGAGACGCTGGTGCGCGTCGCGTCGACCGTTGAGGCGGTTGGCGCATCGCTCGACATGCTCGGCACCAACGCGCAGACGATGGGGATCGGCGTGAAGCTCGCGCTGGCCGATCAGTTCGAAAGCGTCTCGGCGCTGACCGATGCGGCCAGCGCGTATTTCCAGACCTATTATTCCAAGGAAGAGCAGGCGGCCGCCAAGACCGCGCAGATGTCCGGCGTGTTCGCCAGCCTCGGCGTGGCGATGCCGGCGACGCTGTCGGCGTTCCGCGCACTGGTCGAGGCGCAGGATCTGACGACGTCGGCGGGGCAATCCACCTATGCGACGCTGCTCAAACTCGCGCCGGCGTTCGCCGAGCTGCAAACGTCGATGGCCGGCGCGAAGAGCGCGGCCGACATCCTCAGCGAGCGGCAGGACCTCGAGCGCCAGCTGCTCGAGCAGCAGGGCAACACCGCGGCGCTTCGTGCGCTGGATCTCGCCAAGCTCGACGAGACCAATCGCGCGCTCCAGCTGAATATCTGGGCGCTTGCCGATCAGAAGGTTGCCCAGGACGCGGCGACCGCCGCAGCTAAGGCGGCAGCGGACGCCGAGTCCGCGATTGCCGCACAACGCGACGGGCTCAACCGGCAGCTGCTCCAGTTGCAGGGCGATACTGCGGCGATCCGCGCGCTCGATCTCGACAAGCTGGACGAGAGCAACCGCGCGCTTCAGATGAATATCTGGGCGATCACCGACCAGAATGCCGCGCTCGCCGCACAGAAAACCGCGCAGGACGAAGCGGCAGCCTCGGCGAAGGCGCTGGCGGATGCGACTGCGCAGCAGCGCGACGGGCTCAACCGGCAGTTGCTCCAGCTGCAGGGCGATACCGCGGCGATCCGCGCGCTCGATCTGGCTGGCCTCGATGCCAGCAACCGGGCGCTCCAGGAGCAGATCTACGCGCTTCAGGATGCGCAAACGGCCGCGGAGGCAGCGGCGCAGGCGGCGCAGGCCCTCGCGGACGCATGGGGCGCCGTCGGCACGAGCATCAGCGACGAGATCAAGCGGATCCGCGGCCTGGCCGACACCGGCACCGCCAACAGCTTCGCGACCTTGCAGGGGCAGTTCAACGCGGCGACCAATGCCGCGCGGGGCGGCGATATCGAGGCCGCCAAGCTGCTGCCCGGTCTGTCGCAGTCGCTGCTGACCGCCGCGGCCGACGCCGCGACAAGCCGACAGGAACTGGCTCGCGTGCAGGCCATGACCGCGGCGAGCCTCGAAGCGACCAACGAGAAGCTCGGACAGGCGCCGAGCGAGAAGATCAGCACGGCTGCGCTCCTCGCCGTGGCTGCGACGAACCAGTCCGCCAGCACGTCGGCCGCCAACAACGCCGAAATGATCAACGAGCTCGCGATGCTCCGGGAAGAGGTACGGCAGATGCGTAGCGAGAATAATACGGGCAACGCGGCGATTGCGGGCGAGGGCAAAAGGACCAACCGCATCCTCGACAACGTCACGCAGGAAAACGGTGGCAACGCGGTTACGGTGCTGGCGGCATGAAGGTGATCGCACCCCGCGCCATCACGAACGCGATGCTGTTCGCCTCGAGCCTGGCCGAGACGGACAGCACGCCGTGGAAGCCCGGCACGAGCTTCGCGAAAGGTGCCCGCGCCCGCGGGTTGATCTCGTTCGACTTCACGATCGGCACGCTCGTCGACGCGACGCTCACCCGTGCCTCGTCGGGCACCTACACCGCGTTCAATGGCCTGCTGACGACGGTCGGGGTCGACCAGCCGCGGTTCGAGTGCGTCAACGGGGTGTGCGTCGGCCTCTGGGTCGAGCCGCAGGCCACCAACTATCTGAAGTCGTCGGGTGACGTCAGCACGGGATGGAACAGCGACGGTGCCACCTCGGTCGCCGGGAGTCTCGCGCCGGACGGTACGACGTCGACCAGGGTGACCGTCTCCACCGGGTTCGGCCGCTGGCAACCGCACAACGTTGCGACCTTGGCCGGTGAGATGTGGGTCTTCTCGGTCTACCGCAAGGCGATCGGTGCCCCGGCCGATCTCGGCCTGGCTGTTCGCGGACTGACCAACGGCGCCAACAACGCCGGCACCGTCGTGACGACGCCCGCTACCTGGACCCGGCAGCAGATCGTCCGCATCATGGCGGCCGACAATTCCGGCAACTGCTCGGTTCTCGCGGTGTCGGGCGTTCCCGGCCTCGACGGCGTTCCGAACAAGACGGCCGACATCTTCGGTGCGCAGATGGAGCGCGGATCCTCCGCCAGTTCGTACATCCCGACGACGGGGGCCGCGACGACCCGCGCGGCCGACGTCCTCACGCTCAATTGGGCCGCCAAGGGCGTCGGCGACGGTGCGTACACCGCGCGCTATACCTTCGCCGACGGCACGACGCAGGATCTGCCGACCAAGGTCGAGGGTGGCAAAGCGGTGGTGCCGACCGCATCGCTCAACCGCAACGTCATCGCGCAGGTTCGGCTCATCGAGGTTCCCGATGGGACGCGGATCTACGAAAGCCTGCAAGCCGACAATCTGGCGCACTCGCTGACCGATGGCACATGGTGGCTGGATATCGCGCCCACGAACCGCTGGGCGCTGTTCGACGGGGCGATCGGATCGCTGGCGAAAGCCAATGGCCAGATAAGCCTCACCCTGCGTCCAGATATTCCGGTCGACTCCCTCGCCGTGCTCGAACTGACCGCGGCGAGTGTCCGCGTGCAGATCACTTCGAACGGTGCGAGTGTGTATGACCAGACGCAGGCGACCAACGGGATCGATCCGGCATCGCTCATCTTCCTTGGCCTGCCCAACCCCGCGAACGCATCGATCACCGTCACGATCGCAGGAGCGACGCTGTCGACGCTGGTGACGGCCGGCGCGCTCGTGATCGGCAACATGGTCGACCTCGGCCTGACCGAGGCGGGCGCATCGATCGGGATTACCGATTTCAGCAAGCGGTCGACCGATGATTTCGGCGTCACCACGGTCGTCGAGCGCGGCTGGGCCAAGCGAATGACCGCCAAGACCAAGGTCGACACGGCAGTGGTCGACGCCATCCAGCTGCGCGTCGCGAGCATCCGGGCGGTACCGGCGGTGTGGATCGGTGAGGACGGGTACAACAGCCTCATCGTCTACGGGTTCTTCAAGGAATTCTCGGTCGATCTGGCGCTCGAGACGATCAGCTACTGCTCGCTGACCGTCGAAGGCATGACGGCCGCCAGATAAATGACAGGAACGGATATGCGAGACCTCAACCTGCGGTTCGAGGGCGAGGCCGCGTGGGCGGCGCTCGGGATCAATCGCGAACCCGGTCTGCTCGAAATCGACGTCGTCGGCATGATCGCGCCCAAGCGCGGTACCGGCGAAGCCACACAGCTGGTGGGCTATCTCGTCAACGTCCGGTGTCTCGACGATCGCGATCTGAGCGCGCTCGAGCGGTTTCAGGTTTTCCCGGCGAAGCCGGTGCAGACCTGGCTTTCTGGTGGCGTGACGATCGCGCCAACCACCACCAGCGTCGCGACCGAAATGGTCGCAAGAAAGGATGACGCATGACTGCGACCGCAAATAGCAGCTTCGCGGCCCAGGCCGTCGCGAGATGACCCCGCTCGGCCATATTGTCAGCGTCGTCGCTATCTGGGCGATGATGTTGTTCGGCCTTCGCTTTGCGATAGCTGCCGCGGAATGGATGTTGCCAGTGGCGGCCTCGTTCGGGAAGCTGCTGCGATGCGGCAAGGCGGCGCGCGTTGCCAGTGCGCGGCATTTCGTACGGTCCGTGGTGCGGCTCCACATCGATTTTAAGCGTGCAATTGTGACCCCGTGGTCAGCGCCGCTCTTGTTCGTCGGATCTGCGCTGATCGGACTCGGCTATGCCTTTGGCTCGTGCGGAGACGCTGCACAGTTGGTGTCGCGCAATCCATCGGCATGGGCCGCCTTCGATGTCGCAACCGACGCCGTCGCGGCGGTTCTCTCGATCACCGGCATGTCCTTCGTTCTGGCGGCAACGGCTCAGCGCCGCACCGCCAGCTTTCTTGTTTCTGCCGCCCTGATCGGGACGGGCATCGGTATCGGGGTGGTAACGCTATGAAGGAATGGCAGGCATACGCACTCGCGGCGTTCGCGGTCTTTGCCGGTCAGATCCTAAGGGTCGGGCAGAAGATCGAGGCTGGCAAGCCGATCAGTTGGCGGGACATCTTCGTCATGTGCTCGCTGATGCCCGCATTCGAGTCGATGGCGGGCGCGGCTGCGGTCCACTTCGGGTGGCCTGCGTGGTCGATACTCGTCGCAGGCACCAGCGCCGGCTGGGTTGGCTTCGGCACCATGCGATTTGTTCTCGTGCTGGCGAAGTCGATCGCCGGGCAGTTGTCGGCCGCAAAGGTCGACTGACTAGGTAACGGCCCGCCCTAAGGTCTACCGAGGGCGGGCCGACCAGTCACTTTCCGGAGCTACCTGGTCCCGCTTTAACGCGGCATTGCCCGCTCGGTTTCATGATAACGGCCCGCCTCAAGCGCCGGGTGAGAACGAGAAGCGGGCCGGCCGGGCGAATGATGAGGCACACCCGACATCACTCCAAACTACCGACGCAATAAATCGGCTCAATCGAACAAATCTAGCCGGGCCAAAGCAGTGGTTCATTCGCGTCTGGTGACGCAGCAGCCAGCCTATCCGCAAAACTGCTGAGAAAAACGGATAGGCCGACTGCCTCGATAGCTTGCGCGTCAAGCCTCGCGACGGATCAGCGTGGGAGCAAACCGCGCCGCGGACTCACAGGAACGGCTCCGCACCCTCAAAGACTCAAAATTGGAAGGAATTACCATGACGACGGCTTCAGAGCCGGCGTGGCTTCGCCGCGCCCGGTCCCTTATTGGCACGCGCGAAGCACCCGGCGCGGCCAACAGTCCGACCATACTCGGCTGGGCGAAGAAGCTCGGCACGAAGGTGCTCGGCATGGTCTACAACGCGGACAGCGTGCCGTGGTGCGGCCTGTTCGTCGCATCGTGCGTCGCGGAGGATAGCATCCCCCCCGCCCCGATCGCCGTTCGCGCAAAGGCGTGGGCCACTTGGGGCGCTAACCTCGCTACAGAACGCCTCGCGCCGGGTGCGGTCCTGGTGTTCGAGCGCACCGGCGGCGGACACGTCGGCTTCTATGTCGGCGAGGACAAGACCCACTATCACGTCCTCGGCGGCAACCAGGGCGACCGGGTCAGCATCATGCGCCTCGAAAAGTCGCGCTGCGTCGCGCGGCGCTGGCCGGTAGGGCGAGCGGTCGTCGGCAAGCCGGTACTGATGACCGCGACCGCCGGCATCGCCGTATCGAGCAACGAAGCGTGACGTGGGCGGCAGCCGGCGCGCTGCTGCGCCGCTTCTGGTGGACGGTGCCGATGATTGGCCTGCTCGCCGCGCTTCACTTCACGCGTACGACGGTCGCCGATCGCACCGCCACACTGCGCACGGAACGCGCGGCGTGGACGGCCGAGATTGCGAAAGCCGAGCAGCTGCGCCTCGATGCCGAGAAGCGGTTCGCGAGCCAACAGGCGGCAGCGCTGACCACCTACGCCGATCGCCTCGCCGCGCGCGAGCCGATCATCCTTCGATCAACCGAAACCGTGAGGACCTATGCGCAAACTGACGCTGGCCGTGCTGCCTGCCTTCCTGCTGACCGCGTGCGCGGGATCGACGCACTCGACGCTGAGCTATTCACCGGTGATCCCGCCCGTTCCCGCGGAGGCGACCAAGCCATGTCTGCCAACGGCAGTCCGCCGGCAAGCTGACGGGGCGGCCAACAGCGCGGACGCCGAATGGTCGCTCCGCGATGCCCGCGCAGACCTCGCGCGGTGCGATGCGCGCCGCGCTCTGGCCGTCGATGGCTGGCCTCGCTGACGCAGGTGTTCTGATCCAATTTTCTGAAGGAAGTGCTATGAGTTCCATTCCCATGATTGGCGGCGTGCCTTCGGGGCCGGCTCTCGCGATACCGCTTGGCGTTGCTCGCGCGGTGACTGCGAGCGCGTCGACCAGCGGGCGCAGTTCTCTGACATCTCCAAATATCTATAACTTGAAGGCGTCAAACACCGTCAGGCTTCGCACCGGCATCGCGGCAGCGGCGGCGGGGGTGCGGAACTGTCTGATCGGCATATGGACGCCATCCACCGGCGCGGGGCAGTCGACGGGCGGCGGGACGTCTCAGGCGGTCAACGCGTGGCCGATGCAGCTTGCCAGCCGATTGCAGGCCGCAGGCATCAACGCTGGCGCCAACGGGTTCTTCGGCGACAAGGGCAATTGGGGGGGCGTACAGTCAATCACTTCGGTGTTGGCTGGTGATTACCGTCTGTCGATCACCGATGGGACGACCGTAGGGGGCACGCAAGCGTTTGGCGGCAACGCGTTCTTATTTCCTGCTGTCCCTGCTCGGCTGTCATTCACGCCTCAAAACCCGGTAACGCGTTTTGAGGTAGCGTGGCGCGACAACGCCAGCGTCCGCAGCTTCAACGCCACGATCGACGCCGGCCCCGCCGCTTTGGTCACTACCACTGGCGTTGCCGCGCTTCGCCGTACGCTTTTGCCGGCCGTGCCGATTGGCATGCACACGATCAATTTTGATTGGGTCGCTGGCAACGTCACGATCGTCGGGTGCCACTCTTACAACGACGCGAACGGGCGTAAGGAAATCAGCTTCCTCAATGGCGGCATCGCGGGTGCCATGTCAGCGAGGTTCAACGATGAGACCGATGCCGCAGTCGGATTGACCGCGACCCTCGCTGCTTACCAGTTCGACGCGGCCTTCTACGACGACGCTCCGATCAACGACTGGCGTAACGGCGTTTCTGTTGCAGCGTCCAAGGCCAATGCCACCGCTTGGGTGCAGAAGGTCAAAGCCGCGAACGTGGATCCCGTGCTGATCACGCCGCTTTGGGATAACGGGACGTTGGGCCTGTCTGCTCAGCAGGACAGTTACGCTGCGATGCTGTTCGAAGTCGCGATCGAGCAGGATGTCCCGCTGATAGATATCCGGGGAGCGTGGGGGTCTTACGCGTTGGCAAGCGCAAAGGGCTGGTACAGTGACAGCATCCACCCGGCCTTCACAGGCTCCGGCGCTAAGGCGGCAATGATGCAGGGCGCGCTGATGCAAATCCAGCAAATAGGCTAACGGCGCGAAGCATGGTCGCTTGTCGCGTGTGCTAGCGCAGCACCGAGGTCGATGTCCTGAGCCACGCCGACTTCGCGACAGATGCCTGCGAACTGCGTGCCGGCCCATGTTGATCGGAAGCTCTCTTTATTCGCCTGACCTTGCCCCATTAGCGTTCGCCATAGCTCGTCGAATGAATCGCGGTTCTTGGTCAGCGTGATCGAGTAGAGATAGGCGAGCGCTAGGCGGACGCCGTGCTCCGGAGGTTTGAGTGGTCCACCATACCGAAGCCTCTGGATCGCTTCGTCCAGCACGACCAAGGCGATGAACGTCGTCCGGTTTGGCTTAGACACGATCGGCGCCAACGGGTGACCAAGGATCGCGTGCGCCAAGCTCGCGCTCGTCGACGTTGAGCACGATTGCAAGATGCCGGCGTTCCTCCTCTGGCAGGCGCCGCGGAGATCCCCGCGTGACGAACTGTCGAAGGTATGCCGGGTTGCGGCCGATCGTCGCAGATAGACTGGCAAGGCTCCTGCCCTGCTCGTTCGCCAGCTGGGGAAGCCGCACGCGCGGGTTCTGCAATATTGCCATCGGTACGCATCCTCACGTCGACTCGAGATGCGCCCGACGCTACATTGTTCCGCGTTTGTTCTCAATCGGTTTGCCTGGTTTGGGCTCGTCGTCGATCGCCGCGATTACCGCGATGGCTTCGTCGACGTAGCTCTCCCACATCGGCCGCCCCTCAAACTTCGTATTCTCGGGCAGCTTATGAAATCTGCATAGGGCGCGCGCGGCGCGTTCGATCCGTGTCATGCGGAAAGCCTCCGATCAATGCCGCCGTCAGTATAAGCGATGTCCGGAATGAGAGGAAAGCGGTCAGTCCGCTATTGTGCCTTGGGACCGAATAGCGGACATTGTTTATCTTTTGGATGGATCTCATGGGCGCCACCAGGCCAAGTTCGCACGGCGATGTCGACGGCGTGGTAGAATGGATCGGATGAAACAATGAGATACCATCCAGCGCAATATAAGTCAGATCCACTTCAGAACTTCATGCTTTTGCTCGCAGCAATATCAGGTATATGCATGCTGTGTGCTAAAGCGGCGCTAGCTGAAAGCTCGACCACGTCTGCTTTCATAAGCTTGAAATACTTTTTCAGGCATATCAGCAATGCGGGGTGGTGGTCATACGGATATTGGATAGGCACAGCCTTGTTTGTCGCCTCAATACTGGTTGCGATGATTTTGCAGTATCGCATCGCGAGCAAAGGGCCTTAGCGCCGATAGCGCCAAGTTTTCTGTCGAGGCCGCTTTTAGAAACTTAAAAGAGCTGATGAACGGCGGACGTTGGCGAAATTCGCCGATCAATCGAATGGCAGGCCGACCCCGCAGAATATCAGCAGGAGTACGAGGGTAGCGAAAGCTCCAATAAAGATGGTGAGCCATGCACTTGCTGCACGAAGACGGCGTACTAGCGGATTGTTTCGCTCCCACTCCCAATGCGGCCTGAAAAACTCTCGCCCAATGGGAGGCGGCTGCTCGGCTCGAGTCGATCGGAAAACGCCAATCGTTATAGCGACGCCGGTGAGAACGAAAGGTAGCATCCCCCAATTTATCTGCACCCAGCCAATCCTCCGCCACCTGCGCTGACGCTATCCAGGCCCGCAGTTGAAGGGAAGCCGCCGCCATCGATCAGGCGAAACGCGGCTCAACGTCAGCTATTGGGCGAAAGCGGACTAAGGCCATCGGCAACCGCTCGGCACACAAGCTCCACTCACGGTCAGCCAGCGCCCATAGATTACACCCGCAGAGAACAGGCATATTGCGGCAGCGAACGCTATGGCGACCCAAATCCACCTGCGGCGCTTCGTTGTCGTTTTGGAGTCCATCCCGCCACCATCGGGTACCGCGTCAATGTCCGCAACTGGGCGTTTTCACCCGCCTGTCACATCTCTGATAGGGAAGCGCTGCTAGCCGATCGCGCTGCTGGCCGATCATCAGGACAGCGTCTTGGATGACCAGATGACCGAAGCCCAAGGCGATCTCCTAGGCAGCGTTATCGTGCTTCTCAGCACGGCCCTGCTGCTCGGGGCGGTGCACTTCGCCAGCACCGCCGTGGACAAGCGAAAAGTTCGATGGCTCACAACGCTGAGCGTCATCCTGTCGATCGCAGGCGTGGCCATCGTTATCGTTACCTGACGACCACTTGGGAGGATAGCGGACGGGCGGGTTTGCGGCTGGATCATAGTCAAAGCTGCCGCTAACTCTACCCGATGGACTTTTCCGGCCTCATCGTGCTTCCGCTCGCTGCGCTAATCACTGCCTGCTGGATCGTTGGCGCGGCAGTCCTGTCAAAGAATGGTCCGGGCTTTCGAGCGCCATTTCTCCTATCCTACGGCTTTGGCGTGATCTTCATGGAGCCATGGAAGATCGCGGTATGGCAAGAACTCGGCACGTTCGCGATTATGCTCGTAATGCTCGCGCTTTGGGTTGCGGCCGGTTGCGTCGTTGGCGGCATTCCTGCTGAGCTGATCGTCTCGCTCGCGACGAAGTTGTGGAAACGCTTCCGGCATTAAGGAACGGCAGCTTACTGGCACACTCATCCCGGCATGTTACGTCCGACGTTGGGCGATAGCGGACAACTTTTCCTACATCGCTTCCTGCATCACCGCGATCCATCCGGCGGTCCCGATGCCCCCGACCGTACAAGTCATTGATATCCCTCACGCCGTAATCGAGCGGCTATCGGGCAAACGGTATTGATAACAAAAGACTTTACGGCTCCACGGCTAAAGCGTCCTGTCCGTTACCGAAATCATTGAATTCGAACACGTCCGCTGGCTGACCCTTCTCTCATTGAGGGACCGGCCAAGCGGGGGTGCCGTGCTGTAACACGGCAACCGGCGGACCTAAGATCCGTCACGCGCGACTGGCCAGTCGCAACGCCCCGCACCTGCGCAACAGGCTGGGCTCTTGTGAGCATCATTCCCTATGGAGTCGTTACCAACCAATAATTCGTCGCTCGCGTTCGTTGGCGGCGCTGCCGGCGAAGCGTCCGGCTATCTTTTCGAGCCGAACGCGGATCTGTTCGGCCGACGCGAGGCGATCGGCTTCGGTGAAGCTGAATTCCACGTTCGTCTGATCGACCGCGAAATCGCTAACGCGGTCATTGTCGCGAACCACTACAGCGGCCGGGTCTACGGTGCTTCGACGCTGCACCTGGGCGTCTTCATCGCTGGTGAGATGGTCGGGGTTCTACAGTACGGTTTCGCAATGAACCCCGCATCTGCCGGCAGCGTCGTCACCGGCACGCTTATGAGCGAATACCTCGAGCTAAATCGAATGTGGCTTGCCGACGTTGCTCCGCGCAACAGTGAAAGCCGAGCGCTGGCGTTCTCGATCCGTCTGATCCGCAGGGTTCGTCCGGCGGTAAAGTGGATTCAAAGCTTCGCGGATGAGCGGTGCGGGCTGTTCGGCACCGTCTATCAAGCGGCCGGGTTCACCTATCATGGTGAGCATCGCGGGATCTTTTGGGAGTTGGACGGCGAGTTCTACCATAACTCGCTGATGACGAACGGCCGCACGGCGATGTCACCCCGAGCGTCGAAACTGCGTGCGAACCGCGATCGAGCGGTTCGTCACGATCTTCGCCAGTTCCGCTATCTGAAGTTCCTCCAGCGACGGTTTGCCAAAGCGTGCTGCCATACAGTGCGGCCTTTTCCGAAGCCGGATTACAGCGAAATATCCTAAACAATAATCGTGGCTGCTGCTGTTGATTTCGCGGTCGATAGCAGCAACTGCGTCTTATGCGGCCCGTCCAGCGGACGAGCCCCCGACCAGGGGGTGCGAGGATGGTGCAACCCCGTCGGGCCGCTCCACCTTTCGATACCAAATAGAATCGAATCGAGAGGCATCACCCATTCAGCTATTCAATCCAGTCGACTTGCAATTCGTCGCACATTGCGTTCCTTAGCCGGGATGGAACAGACAAAAGCCCTTTCCGAGCATTTTCACCGATCGCGCCTTACTTCAATGGTCATGTCCTCTCTCGCTTTCGTCGTGAGTGTGATTGATCGACGTAAGCTTGCAGACCTTAAAATCTTTGAGGTGGCGGTTGGAGCACTCAATAGAAACTTTTTGCTTGCGGCACTGACTCTTGCGGCATTTATAAGTTTAGTTTCACTTTGGCTGGCCTTCTGGAACGAAGGATTATCGTATCTCAGAAACGCAAAGGAAAGACTTGACGATAATAAGAGTCCGCTTCCATCAATAGAAGCTATTCAGACTTCGTTAGATCATATAAATTTAGCCGCGATTCAGATCGAAAGCCTACTAAAAAGTGATGAACTTCGCTCATCTATCGCGGCCGGCCCCGTACAGCTTAACGAAAAATACATAAACAGCCTCATGACCATTCATCCCCAGGATTTGGTCGATAGCGCCTTCAATAGGATTCTCAACCGGGAAACATTTCTTCTTTCGGGTCCACCAACCTCTTCAGATTCTATCAAATGGATAAAGTTTGAATTGGAAGAAGCTATCGGTGCTAACATCGGCGGTTATCTTGGAGGTGTATCGAACCAGCTGATCACGTCGACGAACCCCTCATGGGATGGGCCTTCAATTTCGCGGCTGGGATATGAAGCTAAAGATAACTTGAATGCAGCATCTTCTAATGTGAAGAGGCTTTCACGCCAAATTGAACGGTATAGGCGCAGTCTGCGATTTTCGCGTTTTACTCACCAAGCGGAAACTGGCTGGATTGGCGTAGGCGTGCCTACTGTCATGTTCGTTGTGGCCGGCTTACATTCGTTGGGTGCTGCGGTGTGGTCCTGCTGGCCGTCATTACCCAGCTTGTTCCAATGA